CACCTATCTTGTGAACCTATAACAGAACATCCACCATAAGGCAAATAAGCTAAAATATATCTTCCCTGTTGCATGGGATTAGCGTTGCATTGCAAATTTAGAACTAATGTCGCTCTTATCGTATAAATACTTTCCAGTTTCTGAGAATAAACGTCATTAGTGAGTGGATCGCTCCACTTGAACTCAGCAAATGTTGACACAGTGTCGGTGGATGCGAATTCACCGCTAACAACTTTAACAGGTTTACCCAAAAATTTCTTAATATCAGGTAAATGATCATTATCAAAGGCTTGTTGCCACTTACTGGCTGTTAAAGGCAAAGGAATTTCTTCGCTATCGACTACAGCATCATCTTGTAAAACTACATCTACTGCAGCATCGTCAGCCTGAATTGTGGCTGGAATTACACCTCTAGAAGAGGTGTTCAAATCACTAACATTTTTAATGTCACCTGCGTGATTTATCAACAGGTGGTCATTGTCGCTACTTTTGTAGGTTGTAATTGTCATAATGTTCATATCTGAATCTGAGTAATCAGATTCTAAGTTTAATACACATTCCAGTGATATAAAGTAACACGTGCATAAAAGTGTCACACCTAATTTCCTATATAAGGAATCATTTATCAACCGTACATATTTCTCGTACGTACTCCTACCATGTAAGGCAAGTTCTCGAGAAACATGATTTGCTTTATCAATAGTTATGGCATCACCATCAGTGATTCTGGTCCAATTCAATTGATCTATTAAAGGTTCTAATAACATAGGTGCTGTATATCTACCAGCAATGTTATTGAACTTAAAATTACGTTTCAAAAATGATACTTCTTCTATACTTCTGATCCTACCAGTTCTTTCTAGTAGCTTATCTTCAGGTGTATAAATCATACCAAATTCCTTAAATATAGGACCTATAACGTATTCATTGAATCTATCCTCAAAACGTTTTTCAACTGTGAACACACAGTCATCTCCAAGTGTAATTAAATAAACACTTTTATTGAAAGTGTAATACGCACTCATTTGACCGATGCATTGTTTAAAAACTAATTTGTGATAAATTCTATTTATCATGGTATTAATTGTAGACGTTCCTGGATTTCC